TCTATCGTCCACCACCAGCTTGCATGAAAGAAGGAACGGTGAGGTTGCTATACAATCCAGTATCAATAGGTCTGGTATTTATACCCCCACTGCTTCCTTTTTCAAATTTGGTGTTGTTAGTGCTGCTACTTGAATCAACATTATTAACAGTTGTGTTATTTACTGGAGCATTATTAATAAGTGGCGCTAATGTTAATGGATTGACTGCTCCAGATCTCATCTTTGCACCCATAGATATCTTATCTATATCTTTTTCAGGAACAACTATAGGTGGTCCTTCAACTCCTGGAAAATCAGGACTAGATGGTCCTTCAAGTTTTTTAAGTTGACCTCTCTGTAGACTATCTACTCTATTGTCAACTAATGATTTTTGTTGAGGGTTTAAATCATCATAGCTTTTATTATATCCAAATGCATTTTGAAATTTTTCACCTCCTACTACCATCCCACTATCGGCAAGTTCATCTATTACATTTCCCCTAAGTTTCTTAACATTTTTATCACTCTTAATTTGACCTATTTGTTCACTTGATGTTTGAGGTTCTGTTTTAATACCAACTGCTTTTTTTATAGTATCAAAACTAAAAAGATTTTTGACTTTCTTAACAGTATCAGTTAAAAAATTAGTGAACTCTTCATATTCGAGTTTTATGTTTTTACCAAATTCATCAAATGCATTACTCATTGAATCAGTTACTTTTTTTGATCCTTTTGCAACACTTTGACCAATATCAGATTTGACTGCTCTATCGAATGCATTTGCCAGATCTCCTAACATAGGAGAATCTTTTCCTGGCTCACCAAACACATATTTGAAAGCATTATCTGCTCTTAAATAGTTTTTATCTTTATCAATATCAAAGAAATATTCAACTGGACCAGCTAACGGATTAAATAAATCAACAAATTTTGCAATCCCACCACCAATGTCGTATGCACCTTTTTTAAACTCACCTTTCATCAAATTATCTAAACCTTTAGATTGTTGTTCAATTGATATAATTGCGTCTTTTTTAATTGATTCTACTAGATCAACTGTACCATCCTTTATTACTTTTCCAACATCTTTAAAATATTGTTTTGTCTCATCAGTAATAATATCAGGAAACATTGATGCACCCAAAGCATCACTTTTTTCCTCAGGAATTTGTTGCATTTCTCCTTTCTCACCCATTTCTTTATTTTTTAATCTATCAGGATTTCCAAATATACCTCCACCATCTTTACCAAGTCCCATTAACTTAGCTAAAACATCACCAGCAAATAATAAACCTAATCCTTTTCCAAGTAAACCAGCACCTCTCTTAACTCCTGTAGTTATTTTACCTGCAGTTGATTGAACACCACTAACAATGCTTCCTCTACTTGATTCAGTTTTGGCTTCTGCTTGAGCTGCTTGTGCATTCTCTAATGCTCTACCTTGAGATTCACTAGCTTGAGCAAAACTTGACACTAAAGAACTGGTGTCTTGTTTAATTGAAACTAAAACACCAAGTATTTGTTCAAATACAGATTTACCAGGTGCTAGATTAATTGATTCTGGTGCAACTTGAACACCACCGCCACCTGACATAAGACCACCAGCTAAACCTAGACCACCCAACATACCTCCGGCTGTTCCAAACGCTCCAGGAGCAAGACCTGGACCGCCTCCAAATCCTTCAATAGTAGTTTCACCTTGACCTTTACCACCAAAAATAGTACCAAGAGTTGATCCTACAATACCAAGGCCAGCTACTTTTCCACCAGTTTTAATAGCTTGTTTTCCAAGAACACCAAGACCAACCCCTGTAGCTACATCACCAGCATCAGGACCATCTGATTTATCTGTAGTTTTTTTATCCGTCGACTTATCTGAATCTTTATCAGAATCTTGTTTTTTATCAGAATCTTGTTTTTTATCAGAATCCTTTTTAGTTTTTTTATTTTTTTTAAAAATTTCTTTTGGCTTCTTGATTTTTTTGACATCATCAATAATTTTCAGAAGTTTATCAGCTTTACTGGCAACTGCCATTTAACTATCTCCTAGGAGTATTTTGTGATTGTTGAATTCTTTCATTTTCTTTCTCTATATAATCAATTAGCATGGTCACATATAAATCTCTTTCAAACGGTATCATATTTTCAAGATCTAGCAATGTATATTTATGGTATTGCATCAATGAAAAATTTGTTTGATAATAATTACTTAGTGAGTCATGACTCAAACTTATAAAAAAAAATCCATCAATCCATTTAATTCATGTGTTATTTTATCTTTGCATTTTTCACATTCATAATCTAACTTATACCCTACTCTTGGCATAGTATTAAAAAATTTCATAACTTTATTAACAAACTCTTTTGGAAGCTCGCCTACAAATTTACTAAGTTCTTCCATTGTAAAATCGTTATAAACTTGTTCTTTATCAAAAACATTTTTTATACAAACAAGCATAAGATCAAATATATCTTCGTTAGAGTGATTTTCAACATTAAATTTTTGAGTAACTTCAAGAGTTGGATAATTTAAAGTTACACCCAGCCCAGACTCTTCGTCTATCATTAATATATTTGAATGATCATCAGTTTTATTAACAATAATTTTTTCAATTGGTAGTTCAACTTTATTTAAATGTTGACAACCTTCTTTATTGTGTCTTAAATTTAATGTAATAACTTCACCTACACTTTTGGATCTTAATTGTAAGAAAAGCCATTCAACATCAAATAAAGGTAGTTTGTTAATTTCAACCGGAGTCTTCATACAATTTTGTAATATCTGTATAACAGCATTTGTAATTTCTAATTTATCTTTTCCTTCTTGTGCCATAAGAAGCATTTTTTCTTCTTTGACAAGAAAAGGTCTATAGAAAATAGTTTCTCCTGTTGATGGTAAAATTGTTTGAAATTCCGGTGTTATTATTTCCGGTAATGGCATTATATCTCCTTAATATAAAATAATTAAAATAATTTACTTGCTACTCTCGCAGCTACTCCTCCACTCAATGAACTTCTGACATTTTGTACAGCACCAATAGCACCTAATGCACCACCGACTCGTCTTTGTACACCAGCTGGAAGGTTGTTTACTAGTCTTCCACCAAGAGCAGATAAACCTGCTCCAACACCAGTTGTGTTCATAAAACCACCTTGATTTTCAGTGGCATCTGAATTAAATTCACTAGTCACTTCATCTTCAAAATATTTATAATCAAATACTACATTTAATCTAACCAAATCATTTGCAGACCAATCCATTTGAATATCTTGAATAGTTCTTGGATATGCCTCTCTTAAAGTACATCTATATACTTCCTTTAGACTTCTACCACCTTCTGGTTTAAAACAATGGATAGTCATATTACAAGTATAGTTCTCTAAATAGTTTAAATTTCTTGAGATTACTTGAGGATTATTATCTCCTGAGACTCTATGAGGCCCAACTATTAAGTCTTGCCACAATTCAAAAAATATTTTTTCACTATAATCTTTGGACATTATAAATGTAGCATCAACTGGTTGATAAACTGTATTGGTTGGATACTCTCTTACTAATCCAATGTTCCCTTCTTTATAAGGTGAAGATATAATAATTCTTCCTGGTAATGATACTCTCTCACATCTAAATGCAAGATTTGTAAATCCTTCTTGATTCCAAGTAACAATCTTTTCTTTTTCTTTTGTAAATGCTTTTTCAATAAAATTAGTTTTAGCAGAACCAAATGCTCTTCCAGTAGGAGCACTAAAGGTTAGCATAAAGTGTGATAAAGGCGCAACACCACCTTTATTGATAGTACTGTTATGATCCGTTCTTCCGTTTGGTCCACCGTTACCTGTTAATTTTGCTCCTGCCATTATGCTAACATTCTCCTACTTTGTCTATGTACAAAACTCTTACTTTTTTTAATAAATCTTTCAGTTGGTAAAAATAAAGCTGTATCCCATTGATCTGCATTTATCTTAACAAACCTACTTCTAACTCTGTTTACAAGATACCTCTTTACACAAGGTTTAAAAAATCTAAACTTGCTAGCCTTATTTAGTATCTCATAGCTAAGTCTTATACGAGTATTCTCATCAAAAGTTTTGTCAGTTGATATAGTATATAAACCGTCCATTAACCTTGCTCTTAGTTGTGGTGGTAAGTAGTGTAAATTTAAACCTAAAAAGGATCCTTCTTCAATTGCTCGTTGTCTAGTAAAACCTCTTTTGAATGGAAATATTAAAGGAAACCTGTCATAAAATGGTAATGTCTCTTTATGTTTTGGATCATAGAAAAAATGATACATAAAACCAACTTGAGGTACTCTAGTTAGTTGAATTTTTGGTGCAGTCTTTAAAATAGTATTAGGTTGAACACCAGTTGTTTGTCTTGCAAGATTTCTAAACCAATTCCTTGCACTTCTAGTCCTAGCAGGAGTTTGACCTGATCTAACTCCTTCATCTAATAACTTTTGATAAATGTATGCTACCAACTTTGTAACCCTAATTCTTTTTCTGTTATTATAACGAACTCCCAGTCTCTATCTTCACAGAATTCTCTAGCAGCTCTCCACTTATAAGTATTTATTGCAAATGTCTTGACTTCATTGATATACCTTTTAGTCTTTCTTGTTTGGATCTTAGGCTCTTGAACTTGTTTAAATGGTTTAACTTCAACCATTTTAGTTTTAAAGCCACCATCCTTTGTTTTAACCTTAGCAAGAAAGTCAGGATAGTATCTGTGATACTTACCATCTATTGGATGTTTATATGGTATAAAAAACTCTTCACTTTGCCACTCTACTATGTGTTCATTATTATCAAAATAAATCATCATCTGTTTTTCCCAAGAACTTCGATAAATAATATTAGTAGGATCACCTTTGTATTTTTTAGGGTTTTTTGGTTTAAATAATCCTTTATACTTTGAGAAGATCATATAGTATTATATAACTTTATTTTAGGAAAGTCAAGAAAATATGGCAAACAATCCTTTTCTTACAGGATCTAAAGGTTCAAAAATAGCTAATAATCCTTTGACAGGTAAACCAGCAGCTGGATTTGATAAAAACGCAAATCCTTTTCTTCAAGGATCTAGAGGTTCAAAATTAGCTAGCAATCCTTTTCATCAAGGTTCAAGAGGCTCTGCTATAGCTAAGAATCCAATGTCTAATCCAGAGCTTGGGAGAGCACCTGCTCAACCTGCCGAATCTGGTCCACTTAAATCTTTAAATGCTCCACGACAAAATTCAACAACAGTTTTTCCACTAAATGTTCGTGCTGTTGATCATTACATGACTATTGGAGCTTATGAAGAAACTTTTTTTCCAGCTTTTGGAGGATCGAGACCAAATCGTACTATTCTACAAAAAGTTATTTTACCAATGCCTTCAAACTTAGTAGCAGGATATGGTCAAGAATATCAAAACGAACAAATTGGTCAAGCTGGTCAAATAGCTGGTAAGGCTTTAGCTGCGCAAGACACTACAAAATTTGTAGAATCAGTTCAAAATATTTTTGATAAAAAAGGAAATCCCTTTACTGAGGCTTTTGCATCAACCAAAGAAGCAGCTTTACTTACAAAAAATGTAATTAAGGCAGTAGGTGATGACATTGGTAAAGGTGCTGCTTTAGCTTCCGCATTAAAAATAGCTGAAAGTGGTATTGCAGCTGCTGTTACTACTGGAACAATTGGTATTGCACCGGGTCTTGCAGCAGCTGCAGCTACTAAAGGACTATCAGCTGCAATAGCTTCGAAAGGTATAGCTGCAAATCCACATTTAGCTGTTATATATGATTCACCACAACTAAGATCGTTTCAGTTTGATTGGGAACTTAGACCAAAAAATCAACTGGAGAGTATAGCAATAGCAAGAATAGTTGCATTTTTTAAATATTATAGTGCACCAAGTTTTATGGCAGAAATGCAAAACCATTTTTTTGATTATCCAAATCAATTCAAGTTAAAAATAAAACATGATGAATTTTTATTTGCATTTGGAGATTGTGTACTAACAAATTTTGCAGTTGATTATCATGGTGAAGGAACACCAATATATTATGATGCAGCAGGAAGTATAAGGTCAGGTAATAGAAGATTAAAAGCACCAGCTGTTGTAAGAATAAGTACAGCATGGCAAGAAACTTCAATAGTAACTAAAGGTGCTATTGAAAAACAAGGAAGATAGATGGCATTTTACTTTAGACCGTTTCCATTGATTGAATATGATCTTAAAAAAAATAATCAATCTTTACTGTTGACTAATTTAACTGCTAGGTTTAAAATAAGAGATGAACTTAAACAAAAAGCAGCTATATTCTATAATTATCAAGTTCAAGAACAAGATACTATATCTAATGTAGCATTTAGATATTATGATGATGAAACATTGGATTGGGTTATAATGTTGGTTAATGATATTATTGATCCTTATTATGATTGGCCACTTAGTTATGCTAATTTTATAGAATATATGAAATCATTATATGGAAGTGTTGATACAGCTATGGCAACAACATATGAATATAGAAAAATACTAAACCCACAGAAAGTTTTATTTGACGGAACAGTTATTCCTAAGAGGACTGTTGTTATTGATCTGAATACATACAATAGTTTAGCGCCAGCAAGTAGGGAAGAAATTGATGCTTATGAATATTATGAAGAACAAAATAATCTTAAAAGAAATATAAAAATTTTAGACAAGGCTTATATTGGATTAGTTAGAACACAAGTTGAAACTATTTTTGCTACCCTTTAAGTATTAACATTATGGTAACTCAACAAAACACAAGTGCTATTAATGATTTGAAAATACACATCATTAATTTTAATGAACAAACTTCAATTGAAGTTACAGATGTAGCTCCTCATTTTAATATTTTTGAAAGTATATTTTCACAATATTGTACATGTGAAGTAATTATAACTGATTCAATTAATTTATTATCTAAGTTACCAATAGTCGGTGAAGAATATGTAACTATACAATATAGAACTGCTGGGTTAAAAGGTGGGGACGCTAAAGAAGAATATACTTTAAGAACAAGATCATTTAGAATTTATAAATTAAGTGAAAGAGAAGAAAACAATGAAGGAACACAAAACTACAAACTTCATGGAATAGATGACCATTGTTTTGTAAATGAAGCATATAGTGTTAACCAAAGTTATGTAGGTCAAAACTGTATAGCTGCATGTGAAGCAACTTTTAAATCATATTTTATAGATCCAGTTGAATTTAGACCATTTGATAAGCAATTATCTAATTTAGTTGATAATGGAGTCAAAATTGTTGAAAAAAAATATGAAACTGCAGATAAATTTAAATCTGTAAATAACTCAACATACATTGCTCCTGGTATAACACCTGTAGAAGTTATCAATTACTTAAAGGACGAAGCAATACATCAAGACACTTTAGACACTAGTAATTATTTATTTTTTCAAAATGTAAATGGTTTTCATTTAAGAACTCTTGGAAACTTAAAAGAACAACCAGCAAAATATGCATATTTTTTAAAGAATGCTATAGCTGATGATGTGGGTATAAAAGAATCAGAATCTTCAGATAAAACAACAACAACTTTAAGAAACTCTATTTTAAGTTATGAATTTATAAAACAATTTGATACTTTAAATAGTATTAACAACGGATTTTATGGTAATAGAGTTGTTGTTATTGATTTATTAACTAAAAAATTTGATGAAAGAATTTTTACTTACAATACAGAATGGCCAAGATTAAACCCTATTGAGAGAGGACCAGAAGCTGCTAAACTTCACAGTGACTCTGGTACAGCTTCCGCTGATATTAATATGTTAGCTACAATTGGATCCACACAGACTAGATATATTTCTTCAGAGTTATTAAGTAATAGTATTCCAACAGGTAATCCAACTAATTTTTCAGCTAATGAAAGTCCATCATACAAACAAACACCATATTTTTATCCAATAGATAAAAAGGATCCAGATGAAATGAGAGATAAATTAACTGGTACATTAACAAATTATGATGCTAAGTATAGAATGGTAGCGTTTGTAAGAGATGATAATAAATTAAAAAATCCTAGATTAAAACATGAAAAATTAAATAGAGAAATAGCAACTATTTCAAGTTTAGATAATATAATTTTAAACTTAATGGTACCAGGTAACAGTGATTTACAGGCTGGTGATATTATTCACGCCTTTATTCCTGACAATCAAAAAGAAGCAAAATATATGGCAATATTAGGTCAAACAGAACCAAGATTATTAGTAACTGATGTAAGACAAACTTACTTGATGTCAGAAGGTACTTATATGACAGCTTTGACTTGTGTAAAAGATAGTTTAAACATTAGTGTAGAAAAACTTAGTCAATTAGGTTTTGGTGGTGATTAATGGATAAAATAAAAAAACAATATCTTGGATTAAATGGATTTGTATGGTTCTTTGGAGTTGTAGAAGATATAATGGATCCATTGAAACTTGGAAGAGTAAAAGTTAGATGCTATGAATGGCATACTCCAAGTAGAGGTGCTATACCAATATCAAGTTTACCTTGGGCGCAAGTTGTAATGCCAGCAAACAATCCAAGTATATCAGGAATAGGAACTTCACCTAATGGATTAAAACAAGGCAGTTGGGTTATAGGTTTTTTCATGGACGGTGAAGATGCACAGCAACCAATGATATGGGGATCTATTCCAGGCATACCAAGTCATGCTGCACACAAAGATAATAAAGGTATAGGTTTTAATGATCCAGAAGGAAGATTTCCTTCAGCAGCACATGAACCAGATACAAACAGATTAGCTCGTAATGATGCTAACAATGCTCATAGTGTTATTGAAGCAAAAAATACAACAAAAGCAAATACAGTACCAACAGCATTAATGGATCCCGCTGGTAAACATTGGGAAACAGAATATACATGGAATGAACCACCAAGTGCTTATGCAGCAGTATATCCGAACAATCATGTTTTTGCAACACAATCAGGTCATATAAAAGAATATGATGACACAGCTCATAATGAAAGAATACATCAGTATCATAAATCAGGAACATTTTATGAAATAGATAAAACAGGAATAAAGACAGAAAGAATAGTTGCTAATAATTATACTATCATAGCACATGATGATAATGTTTACATAAAAGGTATTTGTAATCTAACTATTGATAGTCATTGTCATACTTACATAAAAGGAAACTGGAAAGTACAAGTTAATGGTAACAAATATGAAACTATTCATGGTAATAATACAATAACAGTTCATAAAAATCAATCAGAGACAGTTAATAACTCTGTAACAGAAGCATACTCAGTTGCAAATGGTAGCGTATCGCAAACAATTGGATCCACTGATCATACTTCGTCAAAAACAATATCAGTTACAGGAACACAAGCAGAGACTATATCACTAAGTGTTAGCGAAACTTATAAATCAAGAACAGAATCTGTTACTGATGATGTATCAGAAACATATGGTGGTAAACAAGTAACAAGAGTAACAGGTGATGTAGAAATATATGGTGATGAAATACACTTGAATAAGGAATAGTATGAAAGGATCATATAGAGTAAAAATGTTTGATAGAAGTATAATTGAATATGATAACTTTGATGATATACCAGATAAATTTTATAGATTATTAAAATATAATCCAGAATATCCACCTACACCACATAGTGAAGAAGATCATAAAATGATAGAAGAATTTGATAACAAATTACATGAATTATTAAGGAGAGAATCAGATGGCGAGTAAAGCTGTAACAAGAGAAGGAGATAAGGACGTAACTCATTGTTCAACACCATTAAGAGATCAACACTCACCAAACGTGCTTGTTAACAATATAGGAGTATCAAGACAAGGAGATAACAATACAACACACTTATTACCAGGACTACCTTGTCCTTCACATG